CTCAAGCGTCACAAAGCCCAGGTACACGTTTACATTGATGGTTTGGCCGCCAGCATTGCGTCTTTAATCGCCATGGCGGGGGACAAAGTGGTCATGCCGGCTAACGCCATGATGATGATCCACAACCCCTGGACGTTCGCGGTTGGCAATGCCAATGACTTTCGCAAACTCGCTGACGATTTGGACAAAATCCGTGACAGCATGATCACCGCCTACGGGAGCCGGTCTGCGCTGACGACCGAGGAAATCAAAGGGTTACTAGACGCCGAAACTTGGCTTACCGCCCAAGAATGCGTTGAGTATGGGTTCGCTGACGAAGTGGAGGAAGCCAAAGAACTAGCAGCGTCTATCGACAAGAAATTCTTGTCCCGGTATCAGAACATACCGGAAACGCTCAAAAAGGTGCTGGATGGTGAAAAACCAAAAAACGATGACCAACTCAAAAGAAAACTGTTTTTGGAACTGGAGCTGTAAAGGCTCCTTTTTTATTACCAGAAAGGGGAGAAGTTGATATGACTAAGGAGATGCGAGAGCTACTCCAACAAATCGAATCTACCAAAGCCAAAGTAAGATCGCTTTTGGCCGAGGACAGAGTGTCTGATGCCGAGGCTTTGATGAGCGAAGTACGAGCATTGCAGAAGAAAGCCGAGCTGCAACAGCAACTGGAGGACATGGAAGACGCTGCCGTAGATAACGGGGCTCCTATCGCAACCTCGGATAGGGACTTGCACGCCGAGTACACCCGGGTATTCCTGAAGGGCTTGCGCCGGCAGAGGCTGAACACTGACGATTTGAGCATTATCAGCGAGTATCGCAGGAAGATTGCCGCCGAGTTAATGCACGAGGGAACTGACTCCAACAACCCGGCAGCCGGCGATGTAGGTATGCTGGTGCCACAGGATATCCAGACTCGGATCAACGAGATTATGAGGACGCTCAATGACCTGTCCCAGTATATCCGAGTTGAAAGGGTTAACACTCTGTCCGGCAGCAGAGTGCTTGAGCGTGACGCTCAAATGACCCCGCTGCAAGTCGTCAACGAGTTCGGTGCAATTCAGGAGCTGGACAACCCCCAATTCGACGTTATTACCTACCAACTGGTTAAGCGAGCAGGCTATTTGCCTCTTACCAGCGAGCTCCTGGCCGACAGCGACCAGAACATCCTTGCCTATGTGGCCGACTGGATCGCCCGTAAGGTTGTCGTTACAAAGAACAATTTGATCGTTGGCCAGCTTCAAAACTTGGTTCCTACTCCTCTTGCTGACTTCGACGACATTAAGCAAGTGCTGAACGTAACTCTCGACCCGGCTATTAGCCAGACGGCGGTGATTATCACCAACCAAGACGGTTACCACTGGATGGACACTCAAGTGGACCAAATGGGTCGTTATTTGCTCCAGGATGACATTACCCAACCTGGCCGCAAGCTGTTCAAGGGCCGCCCGGTTGTGGTGGTGTCTAACCGCTACCTGCCGACCACTCCTGGCCAAGCTGGTCAGCCTGACTTGGCTCCTGTGTTTATCGGTAACGGTAAGCAGTATGCTGTACTGTTCACCCGTGGGCAGTACGAATTGGCCTCCACCCGGGAAGGCGGCGACGCATGGCGGCGTGACGCCACCGAGCTGCGCGTGATTACCCGCGACGACATCGTCCAGTGGGATCCGGCTGCTATGGTCTACGGTCAATTGGCACTTTAGAGAGGGGGACCACCCCCCTCTCACCTTTTGAAAAGGAGGTGCTTGGGTGGCAAGGGTGAAGGTCAACAAACTGTTCCGGTTAGGCCAAGTCATTTTCCAACCCGGCACGGAACATGAAATGAAAAAGGAAGCGGCCGAAAAGCTGGAGCACATGGGGTTTGTCGTTCAAATCAAATCTAAGAAGGCCAAAGACAAGGGGGATCGTGATGCCCCATCTACTGACGATTGATGAGGTTAAGTTGTGGTGTCGGATCGATGATGCTGATGATCCAGCAGAGCAAGCTCAAATTGATGCTCAAATCCTCATGCTCATTGGTGCTGCAAAACGATATCTTAAACGTGCAACTGGGATAGATTTCACATCAGAAGACGAGGAAGCGAAAGTCTGTGCATTGGCTCTAATCGCCGAAAACTGGGAAAATCGCAAAGCAGCAACGGAGAAAAATATGAAAACAAATCCATTTATCCAGAGTATGATTACGCAGTTGACATATGGCGTAGATAAGCCGAATGGCGGTGATAGTCATGGATGCAGGACTTCTTCGACATAGGATAACCATGCAAGAGCACAAAGAGATTGGCAGGGATCAATACAACAATCCTAAATCCGAATGGGTGGATATCTGCAGGGTATGGGCAAGTATTGAGCCGATTAGCGGTAGAGAGTATTGGGCGAGTGCTCAAACACAGTCAGAAGTTACACATCGTATCCGTATCCGTTATCGTAGAGGAATTAAACCGACAATGAGAATCATATATCAAGGGCGGATATTTGAGATCGAGACCATCATTGACTATCAAGAAAGGCACGAATACTTACAGCTTATGTGCAAAGAGGTGGTCAGATGATGGACGCCAGAATTAAGCTGACGGGGGATAAAACCTTGGAGCAGAACTTGAAGAAAATAACTCGCTCAGCAAAAGGACGAGCACTCAAGAAAGCTGCAAAGGCTGGCGCAGAGCCAATTGTAAAAGAAGCTAAACGCCGTGTGCCTGTCGATACCGGTAAGACCCAGAAACATATAAGGTCTTGGATTTCCAAACGTGATTCCGATAGCGTTACAGTGTCTGTTGGTGTTACTGCCAAGTCACGTGCTCATGTCGCTAGATTCTTGGAATTAGGCACATCCAAGATGCCAGCACGACCGTTTTTACGTCCAGCGATTGATGAGGAAAAACAAAAGGCTGCGGAAGAAACCCAAAAAACAATGGCTGAAGCTGTCTTGGAAGAAGTACGCAAAGGCGGACAAACTACTGGTTTCGGTGTGCGCATGTGAGGTGATGCAATATAGATATCGAAGCTAAGTTGGTTAAGCACCTATTGGTAGATCCCAAAATAAGAGGTTTGGTAGGAGATAAAATCTATGCATTAGCCATCCCACAAAACAAAGATGTGCCTGCAATTGTGTACCAGAGGATAAGCACCGCAAGAACACTCAGCTTAACTGGTGAGAGTGCAAGCAATCCGAGAATCCAGTTTAGCGCATATGCTAAGGATTATGCGACTGCTAAAGATATAGCGATGGCGTTAAAGGCATCTCTGGATTTTTATATTGGCGAATTAGGCGGCGAAATAAAGGCTGCGACATACATGGCTGATTATCGCGATGATTATGAGCCGGATACAGGTCGATATCGTTCAGATGTCGACTTTTTTGTTTTACGTAATTAAAAAACTAAGGGAGTGATTATAAATGGCTTTATGGGGTATTGGGACTAAGTTTCAAATAGAAAATCAAGAAACATGGGAAGAAATTGGCGATATTACTAGCATAACCCCGCCTGAAATGACAACTGACACGCTCGAAACAACTGCGTTAGATTCGCCAGATGGAACCGAAGAGATAATCCCAACTATACATCGTAATGGTGAAGCATCAATCACTTTCAACTTTGATCCAGACGATGACAAGCAGAAAGCATTTAACGAAGATAGGAAAAATCGTGTCAAGCGAAACTACCGTATTGTGTTCCCCGATGGAAGCTTTTATCAATTTGCCGCATATGTTGTCGGATTCGCAATTGGCGATATTACACCTGATGGCATGTTAACTGCAACCGTCACATTACGCGCAACTGGTAGTTCATCATTTGGCAAAAACGCACAATAGGGCAGGCAACACTGCCCTTCTATATCATAAGGGAGGTATATATATATGGCTCTGACAAGGGACCAGATTTTACAGGCTAACGATATCGAAATCAGGGAGGTATACATTCCGGAATGGAAGGATAGTGTTTTTGTACGTGGTATGACGGGCAAAGAACGTGATTCTTATGAAGCAAGCATCGTCAAGCAAAGAGGTAATAATACTGAAATCAACTTCAAAAATGCACGTGCAAAGCTCGTTGCTTTATGCACTGTAGATGAGCAGGGGAACCGTATTTTCAACGACACTGACGTAGCTTTGTTAGCCGAGAAGTCTGCAAAGGCTCTGGATCGGATATTCACTGTAGCGCGTGAGTTATCAGGTATTAGTGCTGAAGATATGAATGAACTAACAAAAAACTCCGAAGAAACGAGTTTAGACGACTAGTCTTTAGACTAGCTGTCTTGCTCGGTATGTCGCCGCGAGAAGTGTTAGAAAAACACACAAGCAGAGAACTGACAGAGTGGGCTGCATTTTTGCAACTCGAACCGCAAGGGGAAGACCGTGCGGATTTGCGGGCTGGAATTATAGCTAGCACAATCGCTAATGCAAATCGTAAGAAAGGCGCAAAAATATATAAACCTGCTGACTTTATGCCTAAATTTGACGCAGAGCAATCAATGGACGAGCAAAGAGCCGCTGCAGAAGCATTAATCATAGCGTTTGGTGGTACAAAGGGAGGTATATAACACCTCCCTCTTTTCGCGAAGGAGGTGAAATTATGGCAACAATAGCTAGCTTAGTCGTTGACTTGACAGCAAATACCGCGAAATTTCAACGCAATATGAAAGCGGCAATGGGTCCAGTTGAGCAATTTAGAATCCAAGTCGAGCGAGCGACAAAGAGCATTGATGATTTCGCCAGACAAGCCAAAAAGACTGCTGCTATTGCTGGTGCTGCATTTACTGGATTAGCAGCGGTTGGTGCTAAGTTTGTTAATCTTGCGTCAGAAGCACAACAACTCAATAACGTTATCAATCAGTCATTTGGCGAAATGGCAGCAGCGGTTAATGACTGGGCAGAGAAAACTGGCAATATATTAGGGCGGTCAACTCATACAATGCGGAGTTATGCTGGTTATATGCAGGCACTTATCAAGCCGATCGTTGGCGTTAATGATATTGCAGCAGAGATGTCTATGACACTAGCCGAGTTAGCAGTTGATCTAGCTGCATTTTACGATAGAGAGGACGATGAAGCATTTACCGCTTTACGATCCGCACTTATGGGTGAAATAGAACCAATGAAGAAATTCGGTGTTGCAATGACACAAGCCGAATTACAGGCATTTGCGTTATCTCAAGGTATCAACAAAAAGATCTCCGCCATGACCGAAGCAGAAAAAGTAATGTTGCGTTATAGGTACCTGATTGATCGCACAAGAATTGCTCAGGGAACAGCATTAAGAGAAGCCAACGAGTATGCCAATACCACTAAGGCACTTAAAGAAGAGTTTCGGGAACAGGCAGAATCAATTGGTCATATTCTAATGCCTGCCTATGCTTATGTGGTTGATAAGACGCGGGAGCTAATACGTTGGTTTGGTAGTCTAGATAATGCAACCAAGACACAGATAACGCAATGGGGACTAATTGGTGTATCTGTTTTGGGTTTTGTTTCGGTATTGGCAACAGCAGGATCGGCGGTTGCTGTATTTATCAAAGGACTTATGCTTTTAGGGTCAGTTATAGGATTTATAACATCGCCGATGGTGTTAGCGATTACATTGATCGCACTTGCTGTGGCAGCACTATACACTGCATGGGAACAGAACTGGGGCGGTATACAGGACAAAACGCAAAAAGTCTGGGAAGCAATAAAACCAATCGTTGACAAGGTAAGCGAATGGCTTAATACTGCATGGCAATGGGCAATCAATCTTGCCGGAAATGCTTGGAAATGGTTAAAAGAAACAACATGGTCAGAAAAAATAGCTGATATTAAGAGTTGGCTCACAGCAGGTTGGGAATGGTTAATTAATATTGCAGGCACAGCGTGGGATTGGTTAACCAAAACTACTTGGGCAGAAAAAATTAGCGATATCAAAGGTTGGTTATCGACAGCATGGGATTGGGTAATCAATCTTGGCGGATCTGCTTGGGTTTGGATTGACAGAAATTTACCATGGTTAGCCGATACCATGAGGTGGATTTGGGACAAACTCCAATCTGCATGGGAGTGGAGTATCAGCAAAGCTGGTGACGCGTGGGATAAACTGGGCGATTCCGCTTTCGCGAAATGGATTGATGAGGTTAAAGCTAAAATAACTGATAGTAAGGCGTGGAAATGGACAATAGATGTTGCATTACCAGCAGTTATTGAGGGCGGCAAAGCTGTTATTAATGCTGTCGTTGAGCTTGGTGGTGAAGTATATGACGCAATTAAAAAGGGCTTTAAAGATGGCGATTGGGGTCCGCTGTTTGGCATAGCTAGCGATATTTGGTCAACGGGTGCATTGATTAAACTGGGTTTGGAACTAGCTGGGCATGAACTTGACAAGATTAAGCAGGCGATTATTAAAGCATTTGGACTAAGCGGCGGGATTAACTCAGTTGTTGGGACAGGCATTGTAATAGGAGTAATGACTATCGGTATACAGCTTGCCGAAGCTTGGGCAAAAAAAGACTATGATAATTTTGTACGCAATGTGATTGCTGCTGGTATTGCTGGAGTATTTGGAGGTATGATTGGAGGTCCAGCTGGCGCAATCGTTACTTTCGACATTGTTTTGAATCTCAAATTAGGCGAGACAATATATGACGAGATTGAGAATATCATCGGCTATATCAAATACATGTTTGAAGAAGGGGTAAGCCTATGGGACATGATCCGTGGCAGATACCCCGATGATATGATGGGCTTTGGTGAGTGGCTTGAGAAGCAGAAGGGTATAGTTGATGAGCCATTACCACCACCTGAAAGAGCGGTCAACCCCATATGGGATATACCAGAGTCTGAACTAAGTAAATATGTGCAAATATACCCTGTTAGAACACCAGTTGAGGATATCATAGATACAACAAAGCCGCTCCTAAATATAACAGAGTCAGAGCGACAGATGTTAGCTGCACTGGCACAACTTGAAGCGGGTATAGATGGAATCGAGGGCATGGCTGCGGTAGTCGAAGTGGTATTTAACCGTATGGAGCAAAATGCGAAATTATATGGTAGCACAGTGGAGGAAGTAATCCGTAAGGCTAATCAGTTTGAACCTGTCATGACAGGCAAATTTGACGAGTTACTGACCAGCGGTAAAATCGCAGCAGAAGCACTAGAAGCGGTCGATTTAGCACTCAGGAGATTAGCTGAGGGTGCTGGTGTTACTCGAGGAGCAACATACTTTGCGAATCTTGATATAGTCCGCAAGCGTAACCCCAACCACTGGATGCTTGATCCAACAAAGATGATACCCACTGTCACCATAGGCGGTCATACATTCGGCATAGCAGGATATGCCGAGGGAACACCATGGACAGGTTGGGGTGCACTCGATGAGGTGGCTGGTATTGTCCATAAGCGAGAGGCAGTTATACCATGGAGGGTGCTCAAGAAAGGCCCATTGGCAGTTTTGGAATTCCTTGGTATGCCAGGGTTTCAGAGTGGGCGTGTACCAGAGAGTGTACCTGGCTTATCATCAGCGCAAGCATCAATCACAAATATGCAATCAATGTTTAATAGCATAGGCAAAACTATATTATCTGGATTAAGTAAGTTATTTGAGATACTGTCTCATGCCATTGAGACAATTGCTTTAGCACTGGTTGGAGAAGAAAAAGTTGCAGAGATAAAAGAAGTATTTGCATCTATGCGAACTGCTCTTGACGACTTTGAAAAGAGCTTGACTGAAACAACTGAGACAAATACTGATACCACCGCCGAGCAGTTAACTATGTGGCAAAAACTCAAAGCCGGTTTGCAATCGCTAATGGATAAACTCAATGCAACGGCCTATGCACAGCAATTTTATGAGTCGGTGCTTAACAAGCTGAATCCTATAGCTAACCTATTTTCAGCGTTACTAAACCAAATAACCCCTGCTCTAAACGCTCTGATGGTACCGATTATACTGCTCACTCAAATTTTTGGCACTGTGCTAACTCCAGTGTTGCGAGCTTTGTTCCCAGTGTTTAAGACGCTTGGTCTAATTGTCGCAGAAGTCGTGCTTGTATTTGTTGAGGCGTGGAACACACTAGCAAAGCTGGTTAAGTATGCTACGTTAGGATTTGTAGACATGGTTGTAGTAACAACCGACATACGCAACGCGATAGATACACTCAAGAGTATGACTTGGGAATCAGCTCTCAAATTTGACGAGCTTAACAAAGAGATCAGCGAAGCAACACGCAATGTACCACAAGGGCTTAAACTGGTTAGTAATCGTATAGCAGCAGCTGACAATATACCATCAGTACAGAGCATTCAACCTCAAGAACGCCAGGGAGATCAAATCGAAATAAACATCGAGGGCAATGTGTTTGGCATCAACGACCTAAAAAAGATAATACTGGAAGCGGTTGCAGAAGCACAAAGAAGGTCTGCTCTGGCTAGCAACGGAGTGAGTGGATAATGTATGCAACGTTCGATGGAATAGAAATACCAAAAGTATATGATGTTAGGATAGATAGGGTCTTAATTGGCGAGCAGTCACGTACTGCGTCTGGTAAGCTAAGGCAGGACGCAATAGCGACTAAGAGAAGATGGACGCTATACTGCCGGCCTGTGCCTAAACATCTTGTAGATCCTCTCTTATATCGCCTAGAAAGCACTCTCTATGCTGAGGGTGCTTTCTGGCTTTATGGAATGGGTGAGCCAGTAACAGCAAAAATCGATCCTGATGGTATCGAGGAACAAGTCGTTGGGGTTGCTGGCGATGATGGTACATGGCATAAAGACGGGCGACAGCTGATTATCACCATTGAGGAGGTGTAATAGTGCCAATTGTCTATAGGGACTCTGATGCATACAGAACTAGCGTGGAACTTGATGTAGACAAGGTTATTGGCGATAGTGACACAATACTTGGCGACAGCTCAGATAGTGTCGCGGGATATGTCAATATGTTATATGGTCGACCATTGCAGCAATTAAGAGCAGTTGATGATCTAAGGATTGGGCGTGCAATAAAGCGGGATAGACTACCCAAAGGAGATGACTTGCAGTGATTAGGATACATCAGCGTAACGACAGGATTTTACCCTATCAGCTGCAAGATGAGACCGGTCAACCAATTAATCTTGATGATGCGCACCAGATTGTGTTTGTAATATCAACTCACCCTGTCCGCAAGCGAGTGATAGAGAAACATATCAATGAAGGCATTACCATTGTCGATGCGCCAAATGGCAGGATCGAGATTGAGTTGACATCTGTGGATACAGATATATCAACCGGTGTATATCAATATGAGTTGTTAATTGTTGATATAGACGGCCATAGATATACAGTCGACACAGGATTGCTTGAAATATTAGAGAGTCTAGCGAGAGGTGATATATATGGCAACAATACGATTGGGTAATCTATTGTGGCGTAATAGGACAACACCAATCAGCCAAGATGATCCATTAGATACGAGAGATATTAACTCTGAGAGTATCAAGACGACATTGCAACAAGTACAGCAGCTATTGTCAGGAGTGGCGACAGAAGCCAAATTAGAACAAGCAAGGGCGTTATTAGCCAATCTAAACGCAAAAGATTTTGCGACACAGGCAACTCTAGCAGCAGTTAAAAGCGAGCTCGCACTTGTCAAAGCGGAGCTCCAGGAGATCAAGGCTAACCAGCTTTCGGGTGACCAGAAAGTCCAACTATCTGGCACTACAGTTGAGCAAGGAGAAGTCGCAAGAGATGTGA